TTTGATGCGGATCGCTTGGTGGCTGAGGTCAATCAGGGCGGGGAGTTGGTCAGGTCCGTGGTCGAGCAGGTGGATGGGAGTGTTCCCTTGACTTCAGTTCACGCGCGGCAGGGCAAGCATGTGCGGGCGGAGCCTGTGGCGGCGCTGTATGAGCAGGGCCGGGTTCACCATGTGGGCGCGTTTGATGCATTGGAGGACCAGATGGTGCAAATGAGTGCCAATGGCTTTCAGGGCAGCGGCAGCCCGGACCGGGTGGATGCGCTGGTCTGGGCGTTGACCGAACTAATTGTTGCGCAGAAAGAAGTGCGCAAGGGGCGACCTTCGGCGCGGGTGATTTGAGGGGTGACTGGGGGGCTTTGCCCCCGCCGCCCTTGTAGGCGACTCCCCCGGAGTATTTTTGGCATAAGGATGAAGGGGGCCGGGTGGCCCCTTTTTTACGTTTGGAAGTTGGTGATGACGGCGGTGCCGGGGGCGGTGGGCCCGTGCATGGCGTGGAGTTCGGCGGAGGCGGTAGAGAGGCCGATTTCGCGGGCGACCATGGGCGAGAGGTCCACCGCGCCGCGGGCGATGAAGTCGAGCAGTTTGGGGTATTTCCAGGACGGCATGCCACGGGTGCCGAAGAACGACAGTTGTTTGAGGTAGATGCCGCGCATGTTGACGGTCATTTTGCCGTCATTGTCTGCTGGCATGCCGACTTGGACGTGGCGGCCAAGGATTTTCAGGCAATCGATTGAAGCGTTCGTGGTCACGTCGATGCCAAGGGCTTCGATGGAGACGTCTGCGCCGCCCCCCGTTATCTCGATGATCGCGTCGGCAGCATTTTCATTGGCTGCGTTGACGGCCGCATCTGCGCCAAGGCTGAGGGCGTGGGTGAGTTTTTCTTCGACGACATCCACCACAACGACGCGCGCGCCGAGCATTTTGGCGAGGAGCATGGCCGAGAGGCCGATGCCGCCCGTGCCGTGGACGGCGACCCATTCGCCGGGCTGGACGGCGGCGCGGTCGGTGAGGGCATGCCATGCAGTTGTGACGCGGCAGCCGAGACCGGCAGCGAGGGCGGAGGACATGGTGTCTGGCAGGGGCACGAGGTTGTGGTCGAAGGGGACGGCGACATATTCGGCGTAAGCGCCGGGCACGCCAAAGCCGGGAACGATCTGGCTGGCGCAGGTGTTCGAAACGCCGGTTTGGCACGCTTCACACGATCCGCAGGCAAGGATGAAGGGGGCGATCAGGGTATCGCCTTTGCGGTACTTCGCTTTCGGGCCTGCTTCGATCACGGTGCCGCAATATTCGTGGCCCATGATGGAGCCGTTTGAGACTTTTGGATGGTGGCCTGTCCAGCCGTGATAGTCGGAGCGGCAGACGCCGCAGGCTGTGGTTTGCAGGACCACGCCGTTTTCCGGGCAGGCCGGATCGGGCACGGTTTCGATGGAAAGGTCTGCGTTGAACTCTCGGACCACGGCTGCGCGCATGTGGGCTTCCTCCCTTTGTTTATATGAGATTAGGCATGTTTCGGCGCTTGGGGGAAGGTCGAAAATGTGGGGGTGTTGCATGGGCGCGCCGGGCTGCGCGCGGTGGGCTGGGCGCATTTTAATCAACTTCGCAGATAACTGCTTTCAACGAGCGCAGGGCCGGATCGGTTCCGCAGCAATTCAAGGAGCAGTGCATATGGCATTCGACTTTCTTCGCCGGGGACAAAGCAAGGCGGGCGCACCCACCGAGGCCAAGGCCAGTGTCGCTGACGCGGACGGGCTTTTCGGGCAATCCGGTGGGGTTCCGGTCGGTGAAGCTGATTGCGGAAGCGGCCTCGGCTTTGCCTTTGGTGTTGCAAGACAGCGCGCAGCGGTTCGACAGTCACCCGCTTCTGAGCCTGCTGGCCGGGCCGAATGCCGGGCAGGGTCAAGCGGAGTTGATGGAAGCGCTGTTTGGGCAAATGCTGCTGAGCGGGAACGCTTATGTTGAGGCGGTGTGTGGGGAGGGGGCCACGCCGGTCGAGCTGCATGTTCTGCGCTCGGACCGGATGAGCGTGGTCCCCGGCGCCGATGGCTGGCCAGTGGCGTTTGAATATGCCGTTGGCGGGCGCAAGCATCGATTTGATGCGAGCGGAACGCCGGGGCCGATTTGTCATTTGCGCAGTTTCCACCCGCAGGACGACCATTACGGGTTCTCGCCCATGCAGGCGGCGGCGATGGCGCTGGATGTGCACAACGCGGCGAGCCGGTGGAGCAAGGCGCTTTTGGACAATGCGGCGCGGCCTTCGGGGGCGATTGTCTATAAGGGCGAGGACGGTAGCGGGACGCTAAGCCCGGATCAGTTTGAGCGGCTGCGCGATGAGGTGGAAAGCAACCACCAAGGCGCGCGCAATGCCGGGCGGCCGATGCTGTTGGAAGGTGGGCTGGATTGGAAGCCAATGGGCTTTTCGCCCTCGGACATGGAGTTCCAGAAGACCAAGGATGCGGCGGCGCGGGAGATTGCGCTGGCCTTCGGGGTGCCGCCGATGCTGCTGGGGATACAGGGCGATGCGACTTACGCGAATTACCAGGAGGCGAACCGGGCGTTTTATCGGCTGACGGTCTTGCCGCTGGCGAGCCGTGTGGCGGCGACTTTGGGTGCATGGCTGTCGGAATTTGCGGGCGAGCGGCTCGTGTTGAAGCCGGACTTGGATCAGGTGCCCGCGCTGGCGGCAGAGCGGGATGCGCAATGGTCGCGGGTTGCGGGCGCGGATTTCTTAAGCGCGGCAGAGAAGCGGAAGCTGCTGGGCCTTCCAGCATTGGCTGAGGAGGGCGCGGGAGATGAGTGACAAATTCGAATGCGCGCCGGGGCTACGGCTTCAGGCCCATGAGCGGCTGGTCGATGTGCATCAGCGCAATCTGGAGCGGCGGCTCGACAAGATCGAGCAGATGATGGAGCGGCTGGAAAAGCGTTTGTGGCTCACGGTTTACGGGGTTGTCGGCGTGATCTTGTCCCAGGGCATTCAAGGCATTCTGGCGGTGACGCCATGAGCGAGAGAGGTATCGAGATGGATTGGGATCTGGAGCGCAAGTTCGCGCGCTTTGGCGAGACGCTGGTCGTGGAAGGCGGGACCGAGATTGCCGGGTATGCCAGCCTGTTCGGGCAGGGCGATCAGGGCGGTGATGTGGTCACGAAGGGCGCATATGCGGCGTCGCTAGCGGTTGCCTCGAAAGACGGGCGCAAGGTGAAGATGCTGTGGCAGCATGATCCGACGCAGCCCATTGGCGTTTGGGACGAGGTGCGTGAGGATGAGAAAGGTCTTTGGGTCAAAGGCCGCATTCTGGAAAGCACTCAGAAGGGCCGCGAGGCGGCGGCGTTGATTGAGGCGGGTGCGCTGGACGGGCTGTCGATCGGCTACCGCACTGTCAAGGCGGGCAAGAATGAGAAGGGCCAACGGCTCTTGACGGAACTGGAGCTTTGGGAGGTGTCGCTTGTCACATTCCCGATGCTGCCCAGTGCGCGGGTTGCGGCCAAGGCGGAGGACCATGGGTCCGATGAGGCTGAGGCAGACCTGATGCGTGAGCTGGCAGCGGCCTTTGACGGGGCGCGCGCAGTATTAGCCGGGTCCTGAGGACCCTCCAACCAACCTGCGAAAGGCAAAATCCATGAGCAGACCCGAGGCGAAAGCCACGGCCGGGGGAGGTTTGTCCCCGGCGCATCAGGCGCGAGACGCCGTGACAGGTTTCCTGTCTGAATTCAGCGGCTTCCGGGCCGAGATCGAAACCAAACTGCAACAGCAAGAAGAGCGAATGACCATGCTGGATCGTAAAACTGCCACCCATGCCCGCCCCCTTTTGGGCGCAGCTACTGACTTTGACGCCCCGCATCAGAAGGCGTTCAACGCCTATGTGCGCACCGGCGATGATGACGGTTTGCGCGGGCTTGATTTTGAAGCGAAGTCCATGTCGACCACGGTGAATTCGGATGGCGGCTATCTGGTCGACCCGCAAACCGCCGAGACGATCAAGTCGACCCTGTCGGGCACCGCGTCGATCCGTGCGATTGCGAATGTGGTGAATGTTGAGGCGACGTCTTACGACGTGCTGATCGATCACACCGATCTGGCCGCTGGCTGGGCGACGGAGACCGGCACTACGGCTGAGACCGACACGCCGCAGATCGACCGCATCACCATCCCGCTGCATGAGCTGTCCGCGCTGCCGAAAGCGTCGCAGCGTCTGCTGGATGACAGCGCGTTTGATATCGAAGGCTGGCTGGCACAGCGGATTGCGGACAAGTTTGCCCGCTCGGAAGCGGCGGCCTTTGTGTCTGGAGACGGTGTGGACAAGCCGAAGGGCTTCCTGAGCCACACGATTGTGGACAACGATTCCTGGGCCTGGGGCAGCATCGGGTCTGTCACGTCTGGCAGCGACGCGAATGTGACGCCGGACAGCATTGTGGAAGTGGTCTATGCGCTTGGGTCTGAGTACCGTGCGAACGCGGCGTTCGTGATGAACTCAAAGACTGTTGCGCAGGTGCGTCGTCTGAAAGATGGCGATGGCCGGTTCCTGTGGTCTGACAACTTCGCAGCAGGTGAGCCAGCGCAGTTGATGGGCTATCCGGTGCTGATTTCCGAAGATATGCCAGACCCGGATTCCGACGCCCATGCGATTGCCTTTGGTGATTTTGCTGCGGGCTACACGGTTGCCGAGCGTCCGGACCTGCGCGTGCTGCGCGATCCGTTCAGCGCCAAACCGCATGTGCTGTTCTATGCAACCAAGCGCGTGGGCGGTGACGTGAGCGACTTTTCTGCGATCAAACTGCTGACGCTGAGCGCGTAAATCGAACGGTGAGGGGGGTCCTCTGGGTGGGCCTGCCGAACCTTGGGTGCGCGCCGCGAGCCTGCGCGTTGTCTAGCTGCTCCCTCCGTCCGAGCAATGCGGAGGTGGCGCGCGCCCAACCCCTTT